CCTCGATATCGAGCATCATATGTTCCACTCGCTAAGTACTGATTCTTTTACCACCTTTCACAATTATAATGGCAAACCAAATCCACGTCACTCAAGAGCCCGTCATGTTGGAGGGCTATCAGGCAATCCTCAAGCCAAGTAAGTTTGGCTATTCATTGTCTGCTATTGTCGATCAGTCGTTGATCGAACGTCTTGAAGATGACCGCACCGACTCAATCAAATGGGCTGAGTCGAAACTCAAGAACCCGAAGCGTTCCACTCTCAAGCCTGAGCCTTGGGAAGAGGTGTCTGAGGGTAAGTACAAAGTTAAGTTCTCTTGGAATGAAGACACACGTCCGCCCGTGGTGGATACAGAAGGCACACCCATCACTGATGACACCACGCCCGTCTATAGTGGCAGCACCGTTAAGCTTGCATTCCGTCAGAAGCCGTACATCCTTCGTGATGGTGTCACCTATGGTACAAGTCTCAAGCTTGTCGGAATCCAACTCGTTACCATCAACGGTGGTGCAGGAGTTGATACTGGTGACCTTGGAGAGACTGAAGTCGCAGCTCTCTTTGGTCAAACAAAAGGCTTCAAAGCTTCTGAACCTAACGTGACTGCAACACCTGATGTGGAGGTTGATGATGACTTCTGAGAGTTTGATGATTACTACGAAACCTTCATCGTCCCAGACTCACCTTTGAGAGGCACGTAATGAAGTTCCGTTCCAAATTGGAAGAGCAGGTAGCTGACTTGCTCTCCACTTTGGGAGTCACATTTGAATACGAATCAACTAAAGTTCCTTACGTTCTTCAATGCAACTACACACCCGACTTTCTTTTACCGAATGGTATCTATCTAGAGACCAAGGGCGAACTGACCGAACAGGACAGACGCAAGATGAAAGCAGTGAAGAAACAAAATCCCGAATTAGATATTCGGTTCGTCTTTCAAGCTCCCTACAATAAACTCTACAAAGGAGCCAAGTCCACGTATGCCCAGTGGGCTGAGAAGAATGGCTTCCAATGGGCACATTACTCTTCGATTCCTGTTGAATGGCTGACCTAAAGTACGGCACACCCGAGTTTTATGCTGAACTATTTATGGACATCCTTGCTGATGCACAAGGTGATGAACCAAATCACGGAGATGCAATAGTAGAAGGATTTATCCTTGCTATCCAAGACTGGCGTGACTATTATTCAAAGCAGGTAAATGAGCTCAAAAGAATTGAACAGCGAGTTCGTCAGGCACCTACCTTGTACTAACTGCGGAAGCAGTGATGCTAACTCGTTGTACACTGATGGTCACACCTTTTGTTTCTCATGTAATGCTTATGGTTCGTCAGAAGATGATGTTCACACTCATAAATCAATGTCGTCAGTAACACTGAGAGGTGAAGCGGTACGACTACAACGCCGCAACATCTCTGAGAAAACATGTCAACAGTACAAGATCTATCGTGATGGTGAGCTACTCAGGTTTCACCACCATGATGAATCCGGTAAGTTGATTGGTTGTAAGACAAAGACCAAAGACAAGGAGTTCTACTATGAAGGAGAGTCAGCAAGCTGTCTCTTTGGACAACATTTGTTTCCCGCCTCTGGAAAACGAGTCGTTATCACCGAAGGAGAACTCGATGCGGCTTCGTGTAGTGAAGCTATGCCGGGGTGGCCGATGGTGTCTCTACCTAGCGGTGCCAAATCGGCCAAACGATCGATTCAACGGTCTATCCCATGGCTCCAGGGTTACGAGGAGATTGTCCTGTTCTTCGACAATGACGAGACAGGCAGTGAGGCAACGAAGGAAGCAGCAAGCGTATTACCACCGGGCAAGTGCAAGATCGCACTGTTCAGTGACAAGTACAAGGATGCTAGCGATGCCCTTCAAGCGAATGACCCTCAAGCAATTCGTGAAGCTATATGGAACGCGAAACCTTACCGTCCAGATGGGATTGTAGATGGTAAGACACTACTAGAGCTAGTAACAACACCATCACAGGCAGCTAATCATGACTATCCGTTTCAAGGAATACAAGACAAGCTGCACGGGATCCGATTTGGCGAGCTTGTTACGATTACTGCAGGATCTGGTATTGGAAAATCCTCATTCTGTCGTGAGCTTGCAGCTAATCTGCTACACAAAGGAGAACGGGTTGGATACTTGGCTCTTGAAGAGTCCAACCGACGTACTGCACTTGGACTGATGTCAGCATCAGTTGGTAAATCACTACACATTGGAGAACATGACCGAGCTACTCTCACCCAAGCGTATCAAGCTACTCTTGCTGACTGGAATCTCTTTCTTTTCGATGGCTTTGGTTCTTTTGATCCTGATATCATCTACAACCGAATTGAGTACCTGGCAACGGGTCTTGATACAAGGGTAATCTTTCTGGATCACCTCTCCATTCTATTGTCTGGTCTTGATGGCGATGAACGCCGCATGATTGACACAACTATGACTAAGTTACGTTCACTTGTTGAGCGTACAGGCATAGCATTATTTCTCGTCTCCCACCTCAGACGTACATCATCCGATCAAAACCATGAGGAGGGAGCACGTGTTACACTTGGACAGTTGCGTGGAAGCGCAGCGATTGCACAACTATCTGACGCTGTTATTGCGCTCGAACGAAATCAACAGAGCACAGGCACTGGAGCTAGTACGACTGTCCGAGTCCTTAAGAATAGATATTCTGGGGAAGTTGGCGTCGCATGTCAATTAAACTATGACCTTGAAACCTGTAAATTCAATGAAACCACTGTTCAGCACGAAGAGTTCGACGCAACAACAGACTTCTAACCAAGAATTGAAACGTCCTAATCCTCCGACTCCTGAGGCAGTTGAAAAAGCTCAATTCAAAGACAAGACCTACAGCTGGAATGGTCGCTAGGCTTGTATGTTAATTTTTGACCTAGAAACCAACGGACTTTACAATGATGTTACCCGCATCCACTGTCTTGGTATCTATGATACAGAGACCGATCAAATGCTTACATACAACGATGAGGGCAATAGAGAGCCACTCACTCGTGGTATTCAAAGACTTGAGGATGCCCAAGAAATCTTAGGTCATAACATCATCAATTATGATCTCCCTGTTATTTGCAAACTTTACCCTTGGTTTAATTATACTGGTAGGGTTCTTGATACTTTGGTCATGAGTCGTCTCTATCATCCAGACATTCTGAAGGTAGATAAAAAACGTGAATGGAAACACATGCCTGCACAATTGTACGGTAGACATTCACTCGAATCTTATGGCTACAGATTGGGGGAATACAAAGGATGCTTCGGTAAAGATACCGATTGGAAAGAGTGGTCCCAAGAAATGGAGGACTACATGATACAAGATGTTGTTGTAACCACCAAACTTTGGAAACATTATCTAAACAAATACCTGATTGGCTAACTCTTGAACATGATGTAGCTACAATCCTTACCCAACAAGAAATCCATGGATGGTACTTTGATGAACCTGCTGCATGGCAACTTGAATCGTCTCTCCGAGGAGAACTTGAAGAGCTTAATCAATTACTACGCAACAGGTATCCTTACGTGGCAGGAGCGGAGTTCACTCCTAGGAGACCTAACAAAACCCAAGGATACATCAAAGGTGCTACTTTCACTCGACTGAAGGATTTCAATCCAACTAGTCGTGACCACATTGCGTGGGTCATGAAGCAGTACCATGGTTGGGAATCGAAAGAAACGACTGCATCAGGTAAGGCTGTCATTGATGAAGTAGTCCTCAAGGATATAGGCTCAGAGGAGGCTCTGCAGTTCTTTAGATGTCTAGAGCTAACCAAGCAACTAGGCATGCTCTCTGAGGGCATCAACGCATGGCTGAAGCTCGTGCGTAATCATCGCATACATCACCATTGTTCAGTCGCTACGAACACATTTAGATGTGCTCATCGTAAACCAAACCTTGCACAAGTTCCTTCAGATGAAGCCTTTAGAAAGCTATTCAAAGCGTCACCAGGTTATGTCATGGTCGGCGCAGATCTTAGTGGGATTGAGCTTCGGATGCTTGCTCACTATCTTGCTCGCTATGATGGAGGACGCTACGCAGACGTACTCCTTAATGGAGACATCCATCAGGAAAACGCAGACAAAATAGGCATCACCCGACGCCTTGTTAAAACAGTCACCTATGCCTTCTTGTATGGTGCAGGTGATGTAAAAATCGGACTATCTTATGACCCACAACTATCGTCGTCAGCCGCTAAAAAGAAAGGCGCTGAGATCCGTCAAGCTTACATGGATGCAATTCCAGGACTTGAGAAGCTGGTTAATGCGGTTAAGTCCAAGGCAGAATGTGGTCACATCAACTTGTGTGACGGTCGCCGCTGCACTGTTGATGGTAGCCACAAAGCCCTTAACTACCTACTCCAAGGGAGTGCGGGCATAATAGCTAAGCGATGGATGAAGATAGCTAACGATGGGTTGCAAAGTCACACTCATCAATTAGCTTTCATTCACGACGAGCTACAATACGAAACAACTCCAGATCGTGCAGAGTTTCTCAAACATTACCTTGAGAGATGTGCCGAATCAGCTGGAGAATATTATAACCTCCGAATTGTCATCAATGCTGAAGGCAAGATCGGTTCCACCTGGGCAGACGTACACTAATGGCAGTCAAATCTAAAACCTCTCTTGGTCGTGTTGAATTTCAATCCCACGCCAAGTTCAAACACACCCACCAAGGTAACGGTACACGTAGCCTTCCAAAGCGTGGTAAAAAACTACGCCGAGGGCAAGGTAAATGAGTCTACTTATTGATGCAGATTATATCGTCTATAAATGTTGCGCAGCTACAGAAACAGAAATTGACTTCGGTGAAGACCTTATCGTCGTCACCTCTAGGTTCAGTGAAGCTCTCGAATACACCGAACGAGAACTCTATAACATCGCTACTGACCTTGGATGTTTTGATGATTCTGTTCTGTTTTTTTCTGATAGCATCAACTTCCGTAAATCTATTGACCCAGCTTATAAAGGACACCGCAATCGCAAAAAGCCGTGCGGCTACAAAAGGGTCATCAATGCGCTCAAGCTCTCGTATCCGGTAGTTATCATGCCGGAGCTAGAAGCTGATGATGCTCTTGGTATCTACGCAACACGTGAGGAAGGTCACATCATCTGCAGCCCTGATAAAGACATGCGTCAAATACCTGGACAGTTATATGACATGTCTGATGGTGTTGTAGAAATTACTAAAGAGGAAGGTGATCGATGGCACTTAATCCAAACAATGGCTGGTGATCAAACAGATGGCTATTCAGGTGTTCCTGGTATCGGTATCAAACGAGCCGCAGTACTATTGGATGAACACGGTGCTAACTGGAAGACTGTTGTAGATGCCTTTGCTGATAAGGGTCTCGATGAGTCAGTTGCATTACTCAATGCACGATTAGCAAAGATCCTACAAGCAGAGAACTATGATTTCACCAATCAAAGAGTCAAACTTTGGACCGCCACCAGTAATAGTGGATCTGAAGATGGAGCAGAACTTCAAGCTACGTCAGATTGAAGATGCTCTACGTCATCCTGATTCAAAAAAGGAAGACATCATTACTATCTTTCTAGCGCTGCAACGTCAGTGCTTTGTCCTTAGCAACAACGTTACTAACTTAGTCTCTAAATGGCCAACACCAATACCTACGGTCCCGAATACTACCGACGAGGTTCAATCCAAGTCTGGGACTTCATCCGAGACCAAGGACTAAACTTCCACCTTGGTAATGCAATCAAATATATCTGCCGAGCAGGCTATAAAGAAGATCAAATCTCCGATCTTCGTAAAGCAATCCACTACCTCCAAAATGAACTCGAAGATGCAATCCTTTCTCAGCCAACAAGCAAAAGAGTTTCGCCGTGGTTTCCAAGTGACGAACAGTATGACTCCAGCTTCACGGAGTATGCAGAAGCGTTTGATCGTTGAAGAGTTCAAAGAGTTCCTGGAAGCTGAACAACAATTTATTCCTGGTCTTAAGCGTAATGCTGAGGACTGCCTCAAAGAACTTGCTGACCTTGTATATGTCTGCTATCAGTATGCAGAAAACGTTGGTTGGGATCTAGATGAGGCACTTGACCGAGTACATAAATCAAACATGAGCAAGCTGGGTGAAGATGGCTTGCCTATCCGTCGTGAAGACGGTAAGGTTCTTAAGGGACCAAACTATCAACCACCAACACTTATTGATCTAGTTTAATAATGTCTACTACCACCAAAGAACTAATCGCTCGTACTGGGCGTGTACAATCTTGGATTGATGACCCAACCTCTCGCTTGCCTGTCTCCTGTACCGTCTTTGTTGTGGAAGACACTATGGAAGGAGAAAATGGCATTGAAGCCAGTTGGCGTTTCGTCAGCCATGCACTCCGCTATGGTGCAGGAGTTGCTGTCCACCTTAGCAAACTGCGACCACGAGGAGCTTCGAATGGCAAAGGACTCGTAGCATCCGGTCCTGTTTCCTTTGCTAAAATATATTCTACTTTGAATGAAGTCCTCCGACGTGGAGGCATCTACAAGAATGGCGCTGTCGTTTGTCATTTGGATCTCAGTCATCCAGATGTGCTTGAGTTTATTAATGCTGATAGGTCTGATCTACCTTGGGTCAAGCGTTGCGTCAACATTAACGACTATTGGTGGGAGGAGGCAACGCAGAAAGTTAAGGATGCGCTACTTGAAGGCATCAAAAGAGGTGACATCTGGCTCAACAAAACAAAGGTAGACTCTAATGGAAATCGAATCCGGGGTAACGTATGCTTGGAGGTATACCTGCCCTCACGCGGAACATGTCTATTGCAACATGTCAACCTCGGCGGATGTGAATTCAATGACATTCAAAGTGCATTTGTCAACGGAATGTCCGAGCTGTGCGCCCTCCACAGCAAAACAGGTGTTGGAGAAAGCGGAGAGTACCTCCCTTCAGAGACTGATCGCCAAGTCGGTCTCGGACTCCTTGGGTTGGCAAACATGCTTAGGATTCAAGGGGTAGATTACAAGAGCTTTGGTTATGCACTTGAAGCTTTGAACAGTGGTCGTCCTTATCCACAGACAGCTGGCTATGTGCTTGCCAAAGAGCTTCAGGCGGGCATACAAGCAGCTGCAGAAATCGCTAAGGCTAATCGTATGGATCGAGCATTTGCTATTGCTCCTACAGCCTCCTGCAGCTATCGTTACACAGATTTGGATGGCTTCACCACCTGTCCTGAAATTGCTCCACCAATCGCACGTCAAGTTGACCGAGACTCGGGAACCTTTGGTGTGCAAAGCTACAACTATGGTGATGTAGAAATCGCTAGTGAAGTTGGCTGGGATGCTTACTTTAAAGTAGCTAATGGCATCGTCAAGATGCTAGATAACACGGGACTTCTTCACGGTTATAGCTTCAATAGTTGGTCTGATGTGATCACCTATGATGAAGCGTTTATCGAAGAGTGGCTTGCATCTCCGCAAACCTCCCTTTATTATTCGCTTCAGGTAATGGGTGATGTTCAAGATAAATCTAATGCCTATGCTGCATTGGAAGAATCAGAAGTCAACGATTACCTGGATGCGATTCTTAATGACCCTCCAGATTGTAATTGCGGCGAATGAACCCTTATCAAAAACTCCTTAATCGTAAACGGAAGTGGTCTCCAGTACAGACCACTGCCGGTTCTCTTGCTGAAGGCTCGGAAGAGACCATCTATCGTGCTTTGGCAATCCGACACATGGAACTCCCAGTCGGTGACTTTATTAAAGACGGACTTAAAAATGAAGTACCAGAAATGGCAAGGGATCTCCTTCTGTCCAATATCAAGGACGAAGAAAACCATGACCTTGCACTCGGTTACATCGCCAATGCTATCGGTGTTGATAAACAAGCTGAAGAGGAAGCGCTACGCCTCCGGGATGCATGGATTGCTCATCCAGATCACACAGTCCTCAAAGCACTTGTTGCCGAGCGTGCAATTTTCTTTGTTCTCTTGCCATTCTTCCGATTTAACGGTGATGCTGGTCTCCGAACAGTAAGTGCTGACATTAGTAGAGATGAACAAGTTCACGTTGCTACCAATAGCCTTGTTTGTCGTGAGTTGGGGCTTGATATCTCTCCTTCTCTTGATAAACTGCGTAAGGCAACTATCAACTGGGTGATGCAACCACTAGGTAATAGTACTCAGTCCAAATATTTGAACAAAAAATTTTGGCTGGATGCCAGTGATCGCTTGATGTACGAAGGTAAGGCTCCCGAACTTTCTGACACCAAACGAGCACGGATGCCTGCCTTCTTTGAACATGCAAACACCAATCTCCCTAAATATGCTTGAGACCCATGGTCTCCAGCTACGAACTGTCCTCCAAGAACTGGAGGAAAACTTTCCACCTGTTACACCCACACCCAATGACTCACAGTCAGTAATCATGTACCGCTCAGGTCAACGTTCAGTTGTAGAGTGGATTCAACAACGACTAGAAAACGATGGCTAAAAACAACAAGAAAAACAAGAATGACAGCAAAAAACTTACCATTCGTGGAGTAAAAGTTGGCAAGTCACTGTCCGGTAAGGAAGCTATGAAGCTTGCTGGTACTGGACTTGGTGAGCGTGCCATTGATAAAGCGTTGGCTAAAGGTGCTACCATTCAAGGCAGCGCTGAACGACGTCTGACAAAAGGTCAGCTTGCCACACCTGAGCAACGACTGCTTGGCGGTGTGTTTGATACAGAACGTAGTGGTCTCGTAGAAGCACTCAATCCACGCAGCAAAGAGGTACAAGCACTTCGTGGTCTTGGACTTGAACGTGGGCAACGTTTCGTAGGAGCTACAGGAAGTGGTGCACCAATCCTAGCTACCAAAGATATGCTTGGTGGTACTCGCGGTGGTGGCGGTGGCAAAGCTCCTACTGCTGAGCCTGAAGCTACTGCTGACACAACTGTAGCTGACACTGGCACTGGTCCGATTCTTCCGAAGGAGGAAGAGGAAGAGGATGTCGAAGGTGGTCTGATGACTGGTTCAGTTGAAGCTGGACGCAGTGCTCTTGGCATTAAGCGTCGTCGTAGTCGTGCTCAACGTCTACGTCTTGCTCAACTTGGCACTAGCCGTTTGAATCGACTGAAGATCAGGAGTATGTTGAATCTCTCCGGTGGTCTTTCTGGTCTTGTCTAATTTTATTACTTAATAAAAACTAATGAGTGCTAAACAACGATATGATTATTTAGCCAGTGACCGTTCCCAATTTCTAGACGTAGCAAGAGATGCGGCAGATCTTACACTGCCCTATTTGATTCGTGGACAAGAAGAGTGGCAAAAGGGTGCTAGGTATCTACCTACACCTTGGCAGAGTGTTGGAGCAAAAGGTGTTGTAACCTTGGCAGCAAAGTTAATGCTGGCTCTACTGCCACCACAGACTAGCTTCTTTAAACTTCAACTCGATGATACAAAGCTTGGTGAAGAGTTCCCACCTGAGATTAGATCTGAACTTGACCTAAGCTTTGCAAAGATTGAACGTACAATCCTTGAATCAATTGCAGCATCAAGTGATCGTGTTGTTATTCACCAAGCTCTTAAGCATTTGGTGGTAGCAGGTAATGCACTTGTGTTCATGGGTAAGGATAATCTAAAACTCTATCCGCTCAACCGCTATGTCGTAGATCGTGATGGCAACGGCAACGTGCTTGAAATAGTCACGAAAGAACGCATCAACAAGAAGCTCCTTCGTGGAATGCTTCCAGAAATCAAACCAAATAATATAGATAATCCTCCCGGAGAACGGGATGAAGAGGTAGACATTTACACCCACATCAAACGAGATAACAATCGAATGATTTGGTATCAGGAATACGAAGATAAAGTTATTCCTGGTTCCATGGGTAAAGCACCACTGGATGCTAACCCTTGGCTAGTCCTTCGATTCAACACTGTTGATGGTGAGGTGTATGGTCGTGGTCGTGTTGAAGAGTTCATCGGAGATCTCAAGTCTCTTGAAGCACTCTCTCAGGCAATGGTAGAAGGCTCTGCAGCAGCTGCTAAGGTCGTCTTCGTGGTATCACCCTCAAGTACTACCAAACCACAGACACTGGCGAACGCAGGCAACGGTGCTATCATTCAAGGACGACCCGATGACATCGGTGTTGTACAGGTTGGTAAAACTGCTGACTTCAGGACTGCTTATGAACTGATGCAGTCTCTTGAACGTCGGTTAAGTGAGGCTTTCCTCATTCTTTCTGTACGTCAATCCGAACGAACTACTGCTGAAGAAGTTCGTATGACACAGATGGAACTAGAGCAACAGCTTGGTGGACTATTTAGTTTGCTGACTGTTGAGTTCTTGGTTCCTTATCTGAATCGTAAACTGAATGTATTCCAAAAGACAGGACAGATTCCACGTCTACCCAAAGACATTGTGAAGCCAACCATTGTGGCTGGTATCAATGCACTTGGTCGTGGACAAGACCGTGAAAGCTTGGGTGCATTCCTTACTACCATTGCTCAGACCATGGGTCCTGAAGCTATTCAGACCTACGTTAATCCTGAGGAAGTAATCAAACGTCTTGCAGCTGCACAAGGTATTGATGTCCTGAACCTTGTTAAGACTATGCAGGAAGTACAAGATCAGCAGGCACAAGCTATGGAACAACAACAGCAAATGGAACTTACCAAGCAAGTTGGTCAATTAGCATCTGCTCCTGCAAACGATCCATCCAAAAATCCCGAACTATATGGACAACAAGCAAGCTCCGAAGCGCCGCCAGCGCAGTAAAGCTGAAACTCCAACGACACCAGAGTTTACACCAGTCAATAAGTATGCTCCCAAAGCTAAGATTGGTAAGCCAACTCTGGGTCGTCCAACTGAATATGTAGAGACTGTTGGTCTCGGTAATCTCAAAGTAATCCACGCCAAAGCTAATGACAACACTGACGTACAATCCTAATGAAGTTCCCGAAGGTGAGCTGACTGCTGCAGAACAGGAGTCGCTAGCCATTGGTGAGAAAGCGATGTCTGCTCAGGAAGAGTTGTTGGCTGGTAAGTTCCGAGATGCTGAAGAACTTGAACAGGCTTACATGGAACTTCAAAAGAAGTTTAGCTCTCGTGACCCTGAACCAGAGACTGAAGAAACTACTGCTGAAGAACCAACTACTGAAGAGAAAGAAGATAGTATTGATACTTCCTTCCTAGATACATTGTGGGAAGAATCCCAAGAAGAGTTTAGCCAAGAGACTTTGGAGAAACTTAGTAATATGGATCCGTCTGACTTGGCTCAGATGTATCTTGACTATCGCTCTCAACAAGGTGAACCTGAAAGACAAGAGCTTAGTGCTGAGAATGTTACTACCCTTCAAAACATTGTTGGAGGTGAACAGCAATATGCAGACATGCTTAGCTGGGCAAGTCAGAACATGTCAGAACAAGAGATTGATATGTATGATGCAGTGATGGATCGAGGTGACCCAACTGCATGTTTCTTTGCTGTCCAAGCACTTGCCTATCGCTTCCAAGATGCAAACGGTGTTGACGGTCAACTACTGACTGGACGTACCGCTTCTGAGAAAGCTGATGTCTTCCGTAGCCAAGCCGAAGTTGTTCGTGCTATGGCTGACCCAAGGTACGACACAGATCCTGCGTATCGTCAGGATGTCTACGCTAAACTTGAGAGGTCTGACCTTGACTACTGATAACCTTTTTGCAAAAGAACCACCTATTATTATGACTGACCATCCCTACGGTGTACCACATAACGAACGTGCTGAACTGCTCAACGGTCGCCTTGCTATGCTTGGCTTCGTGGCTGCTATTGGCGCTTATGCATTGACTGGACAAATCATTCCTGGAGTATTTTAATCATGGCTTGCGGTAAAAAAGGACACAAAGGCGGTGGCGGGAAAAAGCGCTGATGGCTAAGCAAGGTCTCTACGCTAACATCCACGCCAAACGTAAAAGAATCGCCGCGGGCTCCGGCGAGAAGATGCGGAAACCTGGCAGCAAAGGATCACCTTCTGCTGCTAACTTCCGAAGAGCTGCTAAAACTGCTAAAAAGAAATGATTCCTATCCTAA